ATCAAAGAAACATAAGTGGCCAGGAAATACTCTACGACGATTTACATTCTGGTCTTGATTAACTAGAGCACTGATAGAATCAAACTTCTCTTGCTCGTTCATTCGAGAAGGTTCTGCTTGAATATTAGAACTTAATGATTTAAGTGTGGATCTATACCACGTAAGGCTTTGGCTTTCTCCGTTTGATTTTTCTTTTAACTTTTCGTAGATAGTTTTGTATCCTTCTTTCTTGCCTGCTTGTTTAAATCCTTCGGTCTCACTTACGATCTTTGCTAACTCAGTCATATCTTTGTATGACGAGTAACGTTTTACTCCATACTTAGAAGCAAGAGCACGAATTTGATCTCTGGTATATTCATCTAACGATTTTAATTCATGCCCAGTTAAATATATCCAACGATCAATATTATTTTTGGCGTAGGGTTTTGGTTTTAAATTATTTTTTGCTGCCACGTTATACTCCTAGGTGATCTTCTGTAAGAATTAAAAATTTCATCTGTCTATCTTCACAGAAATCTTCGGCAGCAGACCACTTGGCTCTGTTCTTCATGTAGGTTAAGACTTCTTTTTTCCAGGCAGCAGTTTTTCTTTTTGGTTTTTCTGGAGGACCAAGGACTTGTTTCTTTGGTTTAACTTCAATTAGATACTTAGCAATCTTTCCATCTTTACTCTTCACTTTAATATAAAAGTCTGGATAATATCGGTGGACTCTGCCATCAGTTGGGCAACGGTATGGAATAATTACTTCTTCGCTTCCCCACTCTATAATACTATCGTTATTGTCACAAAATACCATAAATTTTCTCTCCCACATGGAACGATAGATGATCCGTGTGGGATTTCCCCTATATTTTTTAGGGTTAATGGGTTTGTATATTCCAGAGTATGCCATAAATATAAATAAACCTCCGACTGTATTTAGAGTGGCAAGTAAATCAATAGACAATTTCATAGCCGCTATTGCTGCCAATGGTGGCATGGCAATGTCCAATGGTTATGATGTTGAATTTGATTTTAGTGGTCTTGGCAAACTTTTAACTAGAATGAAAGATTTAAACATTGTTCTTCCCACAACTAGTGTTGGCGGAGAACCTGGGGGAATCATTAATATGTTTTGTGATGAAGCACAACTTCCAAATATCTCTGCTGCTACTGGACAAATTAATGGTAGATATCTGGGCGAAGGAACGGTTAATTATCCGCACACAAGAATAGTCAGTGATTTTTCATTATCTTGGATGTGTGATGCTAACATGACACCGTTTAAATTTTTAAATGCTTGGCATGAATTTATATTTAATGGGGTTACTAATACAATTCCTTCTAAAATAGGTACAGATAAATTTCTCAGGGATGCTAAAGTAGATTCTAAAAAATTGCCTATTAATAGAATCAATAGACTAAATTATCCAGCAGAATATCAAGCAACTTTAAGAATATCTAAAGCAGAAAGGGGTCCTAATGCTCCTAACGAAAGAGTTTCTTTAGTTTGTGTTTTGGAAAATGTATATCCATATGTAATAGATGCTGTTCCTATGTCGTATGGTTCGTCACAAATAACTAAAGTCAGTGCCAATTTTTATTATACCCGTCATACGTATTATAACTACGACATTCGTAAATATAAGGGATAAATAATGGTATCGAATTGAAATAAATTTTCATGGCATTACCAAAAATTGGAATTCCTACTTACGAATTAGAGTTACCATCCACGGGCAAGACAGTTAAGTATAGACCTTTCGTTGTTAAAGAAGAAAAGGTTTTACTTTTAGCTTTAGAATCTGAAGACGAAAAGCAAATTAAAATTGCTGTAAAAGATCTAATTAAAAATTGTGTGCAATCACGAATCAAAGTGGATGATCTTTCCAGCTTTGATTTAGAATATATTTTTTTAAAAATTAGAGCAGCATCTGTTAGTGAAGAAATTACTATGATGGTCACTTGTAGAGATGACAACACCACACAGATGGAAGTAAGCATTGATCTCAATGAAGTCAAAGTAGTTAAACCAGAAGGGCATACTAATAAAATTATGCTTGACGATCATACAGGAATTGTTATGAAGTATCCTGGTATGGATAGGTTTGTTGACTCGGAATTTCTTAATAAAGATATTAAGACTGATGAGATTTTTGACTTTATTGCTGATTCAATTGATCAAATTTATAATGAAGAAGAGGTATGGGATTCGTCCACAACTTCCAAAAAGGAAATGAAAGAGTTTGTGGAAAGTCTTACAGCTAAACAGTTTGAAGCTATTCAAAATTTCTATGAAACTATGCCTAAGTTAATTCATGAATTTGCTGTGGTCAATCCAAATACTGGAGTAGAATCTACGTATACTATCGAGGGGCTACAGAATTTTTTCGCATAGCACTATTTCAAAATAGTCTGGAGGGATACTTCAGAACTAACTTTGCTTTGATGCAGCATCATAAATATTCTTTGACGGAAGTAGAAAATTTACTTCCTTGGGAAAGAGAAGTGTACGTCTCTTTATTAATTCAACATCTTAAGGAAGAAGAGGCAAAGAGAGCAGCTAATCAATGATCCCAGAAAAGGCTATAAAGAAAGTTAAAAATGAAATTCATTTAGAGATTGCTGCTGGCTCTCTTTTAGCTTATGGTGTTTTTCCTCAAACATCCGAAGGCATTCGTCAAGCAAAAGAAACTGCCGCCAGCAAGGATACGTGGGTGGCCCCATCAGATCTTCCTGAATATTATGATGGCATTGACAGTGATTTGTTAACGGGAAAAGAGAATGATGCTATTCGTGCCATCAGAAAAACTCTAAAAGAATTTTATGGTATAGAAAAATCTTCTTCTGCTGGTACAGTAGACTTTATAGATACATCAGTTGTAGAAGGAGAAACACAAATCTACAAACCAGCAGATAAGTTTGTAGATGATGGTAAAGAATTTGCCGACAAGATTGTAACTGATCTTGATGATGCTCTTGAAGAGACATCAAATCAAATCATGGATGATATTGATGCTATCCTTGAAGCAGATAAGAAAAAATATGAGGATTTTAAGAAGCAACTTAATAGAAAGGTAGACCACCCAAAATTATATTCAGAACTACAACATATTAACCCACGTTATATGTGGGGGCAGAATGGATTGTATGATCTTGAATTTAAATCTGATATTGATAGAGCAATATACTTTGCTGGTAAACTAAGTAAGCAAGATACTCCAGATAAAGTTGCTGTTAGAGCATGGTTGATGGAAGTTACAGGTTATCGTACTAGAATTTTAGAATTAATTCTTCAGTTAATTAAATTACATCCGAACGAGCGTGATGTAATTGTTCCTCCCGTGTATGATGGATACTATCAAGATCCAGAAGAAGAGGATGAAGAAGACGAAGAAGATTATGAAGATCTTGAAGAAGACTTTGATGGATTAGATGATCTATTAAATGATATTAAATCTGAAGAAGATATTCCTGAAAAAAAAGTAGCTGATGACGTTGAAGAACAAATAGTAGATGCTGCTGAAGAAGATGATGAAGGTGACATAGGATCTCCAGATGATATCCCAGATGAACTATTACAGGATGAAATAGATCCAGAATTATTGGATCAGTTACTTGACAAAATAAACAAGCCAAAGAAAGAATCGTCATACACAAGCAACAAAAAAATCTTTGATGCTATCATCAGTAACTTTGGTAGAATACAATCCACATTAGATACAGTAAATAGAAATTTAGAAAATCAAAACGAACTTATTAAAGCTTCTATTGAAACTCAATTAGCTGTAGGAGAATTGATTAGTAATCAAACTACAATATTAACTGACAAGTTTGATTTAATATTGAAGCAGTTTGAAATGCAAAATGATGTAGCTGAGGATCAAGCAGATATAACCAAGAGAGCAGAGGATGAATCTCGATTGGAATCTCAAAGGGATGCTGCTGGAATAGTAGACTTTCAAGATCTAACCAAAAGTCGAAAGAAAAAAAGAGAAAATAAAATTGAAAAATATTTAAAGTCTAGACTAACACGTAAGTTATATCGTAAATTGCCTAGGTCTGTACGAAGAGCAAGACAGAAAGCAAGAAATTTACAACGTATTCCTGGTAAAGCAAAAGCAAAAGTAGTTAACAAACTAACTTCAATGTTACCATCAAAAAGTAAGCAAGCGGCAGGAGCATTGAGTAAAATAAGAGGAGCTGGAAACATTGGTAGGATAGCTGGTCCTGCTAGATATGTCTTTGCTGGTCTTGAATATTCTGAGAGAAAACAATCAGGGCAAAGCGAGGTACAAGCATTGTCTGGTGTTGGTGGTGGATTAGCTGGAGCTGCTGCGGGTGGTATTGCTGGAGCGAAGGCTGGAGCTGTCCTGGGAGGGGCCATAGGAGCCTTGTTTGGTGGTGTTGGGGCAGCGCCAGGCGCCGCTATTGGGGGCATCCTAGGAGGGCTTATAGGCTCCATTGGTGGGGGCATGGCTGGAAGTGGCATAGCAGACACAGTTACGGGAGCCCACGAAACTGGCACAAGATTAACTAAGCCAGGCACAGCTATTTTACATGGCACCGAAGCTGTCGTTAAAAAAGATGCTCCTGTTGATATGTCAGCGATGAGTACATTGGGCGGCATCATGCTTGCTTCAACCACTCAATTTATTAATTCTGCTGGTGCTGTAGCTGCTCCTATTGCTCCAGTGTTTAAAGGCATGGCTGGACAATTAGCACAACAATATGACATTCCACCAACTATAGCTCAAACTAATATAGGAGGATCTTTACCTCAGCTTGATAAAGAACTTAAAAAAATAAAAGAAAAAAGAAAACAAACTCCAGAAGAAGAACTAAAAGGTATCGAAAAAGATTTATTAGAAACTCAAGATGAAAAATCTTTTGTTGAGAAACTATTAAAAATTATTGATCCTGAAGGGAAATTTCAAGAGTTACTAAAAAAAATAAACTCTGGCGGAAATGGCACTGGTGATTTTAATATTGAATTGATTGGAGAGGGAGCATTTGATACTGGTCTCAGAACTGGTCCAAGTGAAACCATTGGTGGTAGTGCTGCTTATCACCAAGATCTTTCTTTTGCTTCTGGAGTAAGCATAGAAGATCAAAGAAAATTAATATTGCAACTTGCTGTTGCTTATGACAAAGTTGGTAGAGAATTAGTTTTGAGCAATCAAGGAGTTCATGGCAGAGTATTTCCTGTCAAAGGATCTAAAGAAGAACAAATTAAATGGATAGAAGATG